CTAAATCAGGATAACTTCTTGCTGAAGAAGATATTTGTCTTGGATCTCCTATATAATCCCCTAAATTAAAATATCCTATTTGAGCATTTATATCGTCGTTTATTTGATCTTGGGGTGAAAAAGCTAATTCTAAATAATCTAAACTAGGGCTATAACTAGCACTTGCTAAAGCTGATTGTTGTATAGGTCTTAGTGTAGATAAAGCTGTTACAGAAGAATTAGATCCTGATGGTCTTTCAGGGATTATAGCGCTACCAACTTGAATTTTATCTGTTATTCTATTTTTAATACCAGCTATAACTTGATCTTGATATATAAATTCTTTATTTTCTACATATAGTCTTTCACCTCTAAAGCCTGGGAGTGAAGTAAAATAATCACTAGTACCATTACTGAATGATTGTGTAATTTGTACTGCTGATCCTGTTACTCTAGGGTGAATAGATGTTGGTGCTATATTAGTAGGTATACTAAGAAGAGTACTGTCTTTACTTAATTGACTACCTAAGGCAGCTCTAAACATCAATTCATCTGGTGTGCTATTAACTGTGTTGCCCTCGTTTGAATATGGGTTTAAGGTATAATCAAAGAATTTACTTTCGCTAATAACAACATTTGGAGCAAACATTCTATATTCTTGGAATGACCCAGAAAAAGGTTGGTATACTGTACTATTAATGGTTCTATTTGATGAGAAATTTAAAGCAGCAAAATTTGATCTTTCCCATGATCTAGAATCTAAAGCAAGTTTTAATTCTGATCCACTAAATCCAACTTTACCATCAACCTTATTAGCAGCAAATAAAGATGCTGAAACTGTTGAACTAGCCCCACCTGCTCCACTCCCAGTATAAGTAAGTTGTACTGACCACCAGTCTCCATTAAAGAAAGGAGCAAATACACTACAGGTTACATCAGAATTAAAAGATAAATCTGGGTAAAATTTTAAAGTACCCCATGTATCATAAGGACTAGCTATAGACCCTGAATAAGAACCTGTTGTAAACCCTGATCCAGTATATTCTAAAACCACAGCCGTCCCTAATGAGTTAAAAGAATTTGAAGATCTATCACTTAGCCATAAAAATTGGTTATCTCTAATGTCTGGTGATGGTTGGTTATTTGAACCTGTTGGTATAGGTGCAGATTTAAATCTAAATTGAACTGTACTAGGAGAAAATGACCCAATACCAACTCCACCGGGTCTAAAACCATTACTAGGATCAAATGAAGAGGTTATAAAGTTATCTGAATCTTCACCTGTATCAAATGCATAATTAAATACATTTTGTTCATAATCCCAATTTTGATTTTCATTTTTATCTTTACCCCCAAATTCATTTATCCTTAAAATAGTATCAGGGATACCATAAGAGGTAATTAATGATCTTAAACCAGCTATTGTACCTTTAGTTTTAAGTAAATAAGGTATATTATGGTAGATACGTTTATATAATCGCTTATTTGTACTGTCTAATGATATTACATCATTTGAAGAAGATATTTTAGTATCTACATACTCAAACCCAGTATCTGCGGGTAATGTGTCTGTTATTTCTGGGAAAGGGAATAAACTACCTGAAGGAGTTAAACCTAAAAATGCTGTGTATAGATCATCAGTGTTAAAATTATTTGAGTATAATTTAATACCAAAATCTCTAATAGCTTGGGCTACAATATCCCTTGATACACCATAATCTATTCTATTGTCTGCATCATATTTTTTAGAAATATCTTTAGTGTAAAGCCAAACATTATCATAATGTTGACCCATCATATCTAAAAATAATTCGTAACGAGCATTTTCTGGATCTGTTCTTAAGTATTCTGGAATAGCCCAATATAACCAATCTTGATTTTCTTGATCATAATCTGAAGCGGATAATGCCATTCCTCCATAATAAGTAGAATTAGGATCAGCGCTACCAATCCAATTTAATACTTCTGTACTTGCTGTAGGGTATAAATTATATGGTGGGGTAGTGTTTAATTTAGGATATGATTTTGAAGAACCACTATTGAAATAAAGAAAATATTCATATCCATCAAAATTTTTAATGATATCATTAATTTGACCTTCATATACTGCTTTACTAGAACTGAAAGCAGGACTTAAAGAAGTATCACTAGTAATAGAATCTAAATTATCAGATATTTGTTTACTAGCAGATTCAATTAATCCTACTTTATAATAAAAATTTTCTAAACGAGTTTTAGCTGAACTAAAATGTACAAATTCATTAAAATCTTCATAATTAACATTGATATTAATTTGTTTTTCAGCTAGTAAACTTTGAAGTTGACTATTTGAACTAGTAATATCTGAATTTATTAGTGTATTATATGAATATAATTGTCCTGATTTCCCAAATTCATCTTTAACATTCAAGTTAAAATTTGGTCCCGAGATATAATTTAAGCTATCTACTATTCTAGGAATAAAAGGGAAGTTAACTTGATATAATTGGGGATCAGATATTTGTTCTACTATCCAGCATTGACTTTTTACATCAAAATCTAAAGGTAATGCTTCATAAAGTTTAATTAACAAACTATTATCACCAGCATTTGAAGTATCTAATATTAAATTATTAGCAATAAAAACATTATTTTGACCAAAATTTAAATAAAAATCTACAAAATAATTAGATATATTTCTGTAACTATTAAAAGTTTCAGCTCCAACTGCTATTGAATCATTTGGTATATTATTGCTAGCTAATCTAATTTCTGTTCTATCTGAGGAAATTTCTTTAATATAATATTTAGAAACAGAATCTGAGTTTAATCTTTTTCTATAAAAATTATAAAGTATATGGAATTTGCCTGTGTCAAACCCAAACATTTTTAAGTCACTAGAAGGAGATAAAAGTACATCTCCCTCTCTAACACTATAGTTTGTTAAAGGAACAACATTTTCGGGATATATTAAATTTTTATTTTCATCATAAATGTAAAATTCAATATAATCCCTATCTTTATCAAAAGAAGTATCTAAGTTAGTTTGTAACATCAAACTAGCATCAGAAGATTTATATTCTTCTCTTTCAAAAGTATCAGCGTTTAACTGGTATATTTCAATGTTTTCTTCTTCCATATTAACTAGAATATTCTATTTTAATATACTGTATTAGTATTAGGACCTGCAGGAACTTGGTCAGCAGTTGATTCTTCAATTATTTCTGTTGTTTGCGAAATTTGAGCTGTAGCTTGTTCCTGTTGTGCATTTATTTCGGCAACTTGTTTATTTAAAGCTTCTAATTCTTCTTCTACCCCTTCTCCTGCTACTTCTTTTATATTATTAATTTGTAAATTCAAATTTTCTCTTCTTAAATTTGCTATTTCAGCTCTTAAAGCTTGAATTTCTTCTGTTTGATCATTATAATTAATATATTCACCACTTTGTTCAACTAAGAATTGATGTGAGTTTGTTTCACCTTGAGCAGGTATATCATAAAAAAGAGAATTATATTGGGCAAAGAACTCTTCAATATTAGGTTCATCTTCTAGAGTTTCTACTACAGTTCTTACACCTAGTTCCCTAAAAGAAATATCTATTGTTTTTAAATATTCAGATTTACCAAATACTTGTTTTCTTAAATCTATTTTTCTTTCTTCAGCCATTACCCATTAACTACTTTGAAATAATATCTATCATCTTTAACTATAGTACTTCCACTAATAGTAGTTTGAATTAATATTTTATAATATCTTTCTGGTTCTAACCCATTCATGTAAATATCAAAATAATTTCCATTTTCATCACATGAGATTTTAGTATAATTAGAATCAAAATCTATAACATATTCATTTGTATCTAAATCTTGTACAGCGTATAATGAACTACTATTTAAATATTGATTTATTGTATAATCAGATGCTGTTCTAAAGGTACGAACAGGATATTCAGGACGCACATTTAACCTAAACCTATTTACACTTTCACTATAAAATACTCCTGGGTTGTTGTCTAGTGCTACAAATAAGTCTTGGGTAGCGATTTCAGTTAAACTACCAGTTTCAAAAGATTGATCATCCCATTTTATTTCTAATTCAGGTGGATAAATTGTATTAGTATCTACAGAATAAAATTGCATTATAGGTTGAGTAGCATCTGCTTTACTAAATTCAACAGCATCTTCCCACTTTACTAAAAATCCTTCATTAGCTATATTAGTATAACCTCCTATTGAATTTGAACTAGAATACCAAATATTTACAATATCTGTTACATTTATTTTTAAATCTTTTCTTGATCTTTGAGAAAAAGTTTGAGATGGAGTTAAATCTATATTATTAGGATCATCCGATCCTGTAAACCAATTCCCCCCTCCTAAAAAACTTCCTGAATAAGAACCCGTTACATAAGTAGGATACCCCCCAGTTAGCCAGTTAGTACCTCCTGATCCTGAAAAAGTTCTGGCTCTCCAACTAACACCATTAGTTGTTAAAGGTGAATCTAAATACGTACCCGTACCATTATTCCAAGAACCTGAAACTGGGTATAATTCTATGATAGTTTCTTCTACTATGCCCTGTGCTTGAGCTATGTAAGTTTTAAAATCTGCTGAAAAACTTCCACTAACTTTATCATCAATTACACTTTCAATTTCACTTTGGTCAAATTTTACTAAAAATCTAAATACTTGTGGAACTGGGTCAAAATTTAAATTTAAGTTCCCTGTTTCAATTATAGAATCTATCCCTGTATTCATATAAGGGTAAAATGAATATAGAGAAGCGTCTTTTATAGGAAATATTTTATATACTGCCATTTTTATAATGTTACTATTCGTCCTTTAATATCATCTGAGGGATATTTTACTTCAAAAATACTTGGATCTAAAGAAGGATAAATAACACCATTTTGTGTCGCTCCATCTATATCATAAGCATATTGAGAATATCCTGAATTAGTTCCAACTTTATTATTTATTTTAACACTTTTTATAGTTTGAGTTCCAGGAACATTATCTAATATAGAAGTGATTTCTCTTAAAATTATAGGTTGGTTAATTTGCCAATTATCTATTCTAAAATAACTAATTAAAGATGTAATACAATTATTTAAAACTTCATTATTATTAAAATTAGGTGAAGTTATAATTTCAAATTCAACTCCTATATTAACTACAAAAGCATCTTTAATACTAATTGTATCTCCTATCATTCTATATTGATTAAGATAGGTTTTTAAATTATTTTTTAAAGTGTTAGAAGTAGAAATTAAATTATTATTAGCATTTTTTGTTAAAATGTACAAATCTAAATCAGCATCTGTATTTTGTATTTGTGGTTTTTCAATATATGCTTTACTTATACCACCATATCTACTAGGTAAGCTTAAAGCTCTAATTAAATAATCATCAGCTGTAACATTACGTAATTGTGTACTAAAATTTGATAATGTGTTTTGTCTAATTTCTAGTAAACTATCTCCATCTTGTCCTCCTGTAGCAGCAGATGGATTATTAGTAGCAAATGAATCGTATATATATTGAGCTGTTGTATTATTTAAGTTAGATTTTAAAAATTTAAGTCCATCTGTATTTGGAACTATTAATGAGTTAGCGGGCACATTTGATGTTACTCCCCCTCCTGTTAAATATCTTACTGTTAAAGTAGTATTAGTAGGAGCAGTACCATAAGTATTAGTAAAAATAAAATTAGTTGGGCTAAATGCAGTTGTTAATTTATCTTTTTCAAATGGTAATCCTAAACCTACATTATCTGGGTTAGGTGTTATTTCTTCTGTTGTATCTGCAGGGTTTCCTGCTCCAAATTGAATTTGTAAAGTAGTTGGGTTTTTAAAACGTGTTGCAAATCTATTTTGAACTTGTTTAGTTTTTAAAATATAAGGAGCATCTCCACTATTTTGATAATTATTTGGATCATTAGTATTTGTATTTTTAAGACTATCAAATACTAACTCTTGGGCTAAGTAATCAACTTCAAAATATTCATTTCCATCAGAATCAAATACATCTATAATATGGGAAATATTATTATCTACTAAATCAACAGTAGGAAATTCTTGAAAATCTCCAAATGCAAAAGTAGTTGAACTTATAGTCCCTGAAGTTGCTTTACGTGTTTTTTTTAAAAGATAATAAGTAGGTTCCCCAACTGATATTTGTGCTATTGACACATTAGTTGGGTCCCCCGATCCTGAAACTGAAAAATCAACTGAATCTTCTATTATATAATTTCCTCCTAATCTTGTAGAAATTGAAGTATTACTTCCTACAAATAAAGCATAATCATAATCTGGTACTGTGGAGGATCCTTGAACTTTAGAGGGAACTAATTGATAAAAATCTATATCTACAGTAGCTAAACCTGTTATTTTTGGTTTATACCCAAACATATACGCTAACTCAAATATATTGTTATTTTGTCTAGCATATTGTAAAAATGTTTCTTGAACCTGATTGTCTAAATAAAAGGAAAGAACATCACCAACATAAGATGCTTGTTCTATAAACATCATTCCAACTGAAGTATTATCAAAATCAGAATAGGTATTTGGAAAATACGTTTGAGAAAAATTAATAAGTTGCGATCTGTAATCCGCAAAATCTTTATTAATGTATGATATATTTCTTTGAACTGCCATTGCTTATGAAAAATTTAATATTAGATTATCATTAATATTAGTATTAGGAACTGAGTAATATATTTGTACTATTATTGTACTATTATCAGGATCTTCATTTATGTTTATATCAAGTAATCTTATATTATTAAATTGGTTATTAATTTTATCTTGTAAATCTTCTCTTATGTAATCTAAATTATCATCTGCTATAGAAGTAAAAATAAATTGTCTTAACCCCGCTCCAAATAATGGGTTTGCAGGTCTTTCTCCTGGGTTTGTTAATAAATAATTAACTAAATTACTTTTTATGGCATCTTTTGTTGTATAATTTTGGTCAAAAACAGCATCACCATTAAGAGGTAGGTCTATTCCTACTGCTCTTCTTGGATTTAAAT